ACTTAATAATAATTTATCACTGTTACTATCCCGTTAGCTTAACTTAATGACATTGGCTTGTTACCTCCTTTCTTTTTACAATTAGGTTATAACTCTAGAATTATAAATTGTCAATAATAAATTATAATTAATTATTAAAAATTTACAATTTCGTAAAAATAATATATAATTAAAACGTAATAAAAGAAGGTGAAAAGAATGGAAAAAGACAAGATCAAAAGGGCGCTAGCATATGCAGGTATAAACCAAACGAAAGCGGCTGAAGCGCTTGGATACAGTCAAGCAAATTTTGCGATGAAAATAAAAAGAGAATCTTTAACAGATCAGGAAAAAGAAAAGCTTGCTAAAACGATGGGCGCAACATATAAATGCTATTTTGAATTTGAAGACGGCACGAAAATATAAACCGTCTTTTTTAATGCTCATTTTTTCAAAAAGCTTTTATCTTTGCAAACGTGCTTGCAAGCGCCTATTTAAAAGGCTTTCTCGAGTGTTTGCCTTTAGTCTTATAAGATATAGTTAACAGACTAGTAATATATACATGTATGGACGTGGTGAGCGTCCTTTTTTTATGTTGTCTTGCACTAGATCCAGGAAGACAATAGACACGCTTAAACATATGGAACGGATGCGCATGATCCAATGTATGAAAGTAGTGCAATGTTTATTGCATATAATAAGAACGTGCGCGCGTGTTCTATTAATACAGCTATGGTCATGTTATGAAAGAACGCTTTCAGCAATGCGTGTTGTAAAATGTTTCAACATGTCAATTAATATATAGATATCATATGACTGAAGCCATGAACGGGGCGGCGTTGTGATAGCTGCATAGGTTTGATTTTTAACCATGAAAGCGCCCTGGGCGTGGATCAGATCAGCATAGACCGCCCCTATCTTTCAAAAAGTTTTTTGCGCTCAGGGGAACGGCGTGGGGAGTTTAAAAAAACTCGGTCATGCGCGTACGAGAGGGGGTAAATTCTGAATTTCTTCATTTTGTACAGTGTACAAAGAAAAACCGTGATATTCTGTAGTTGTGAAGATTGGAAAACATCTTCTAGAACAAACAAGGTAGTTCTTGGATTGTTTCATTATTGTGCCCGTTGAAAAAGACCTGTGGAAACACGGGTCTTTTTCATATCACTGCATTCAAAGGGTTTACTGTTCATATTGTCGTCCTTTAAATCTGTTAACTAAAACTTTGAATGTAGCGATATGAAAAAATATTATGGTTCAGAAGCAACGAAAACGGGCGCTAGAAATTATGCTAGAAAATTCTATTCAAGCAAGGCTTGGGAAAAGAAAAGCAAGGCATATAGAAAGGCGCATCCGCTTTGTGAAAGATGTTTGAAAAAAGGAATCTATACAAGGTCTACTTGTGTGCATCACAAAGTACACATTGACCAGGACAACTATAGAGATATACACATTCTATTTGGTGATTCTAATTTGGAAGCTTTGTGTGACTTATGCCATGCAGAAGAACATTCCAAACGCAAACCATCTTTTGAATTTGATGAAAATGGAATGCTTATAGGATGTGGAAGGGAGGATGATGAATGCAAAAAGGAGCATGGAAAAAAAGAATAAATTCTCAACTAGAAAATTTAGGTACATATTCCCCTGAATATTCAGTTGCGATTGATTCACTCGCAGATGCTCTAGCTCAATACGATTCAACAATGAAACAATGGAGAGATTCAAGTAAAGCAAATGGCTTCAAAACATTGCAGATGGTTGTTGAATATACGAACAAGGCTGGTGCAACGAATTTATCACGCTCACCATATTACATTATTACCGTTCAATTACGTGATCAGATCATGAAGTACTGCAAAGAACTTGGCTTGTCACCTACTTCACTCTCAAAGACGACAGAAGTATCCGGAAAAAAAGGTGATGAATTGGATGAGTTCATGAGCAGATTTAAATGAAATATCTAGACATTTATAAAGAACGTATTAAATCGGGTGAAGATGTAGTAGGTAAGTGGATAAAACTTAATCTTCAATATGTTGAAAGAGGTTTAGCAAATGGGGATTTCTTCTATGATGAGAAAAAAGCGGAAATGCATATTGCGTTTATTGAAACGTTTTGTCACCACGTAGAAGGAAAAACAACAAAAGTAAAGCTTGAACCTTGGCAAAAATACTATATTGCGTGCATTTTCGGACTTGTTGATAAAAATGGAAAAAGGCAGTTTCGTGAAATACCAACGGTCATGGGCCGAAAACAAGGAAAATCATTTCTTTGTGCAGGTATTGAACTTGATGTTGGATTTACATCTGATGAAGCAGGTATGCAGATATACAATATAGCGCCAAAGTTAAAACAAGCGCAGATTATTTACAATGTTCTGTATCAAATGATGGAACACTCTAAAGCGTTGAGTCAAAGAGTAAAAAAACGTAGAACAGATATCTACATGAAACAGAACAACTGTAGATGGGAACCAATTGCCTTTGCATCTAAAAAATCAGACGGATTCAACCCATATTTGACAATCTTTGATGAGTTTGCAGCCTGGGAAGGTGAAGCGGGTATGAAAATGTACAACGTTATGTTGTCGGCAGGTGGTGCAAGACCTGATCCACTTTATATTCCTGTAAGTACCGCAAACTATATTGATGAAGGATTATATGATGAACTATTTGTTCGTGGAACATCTGTTTTACTTGGTACGTCTGATGAAAAACAGATGTTGCCATTCTTTTACATGATTGATGATATTCAAAAATGGGATGATCCTATTGAATTGAGGAAGGCAATGCCAAACCTGGGAATATCGGTTTCTTATGAGTATTTGCAGAATGAAATTTTAAAAGCACATAGCTCACCGACATATAAGGCGGAGTTTATAACAAAATATGCGAATATCAAACAGAATTCAACAGAAGCATTATTTAGTGCAGAAGATATTAACAAAGTCAAAGGCGAAGAACTTAGATTTGAAGATTTTGCACATACATATGCAGTTGGTGGAATTGACTTGTCGCAAACAACCGATTTAACAGCCGCATCTGTAGTTATACGAATTCAAGAGCAGGACTACATATTTACTCATTTCTGGCTTCCAACATTAAAAATCAAGGAGCTAGAGGAAAGAGACAAAATACCATATACAAAGTTTATTCAATTGGGATATTTAAGTCCAAGTGGGGAAAACTTTGTACGGTACGAAGATGTAACGCAGTGGTTTGAAATGTTGCGTAAGAAATACAAGATTTATTGTGTTGTCGTTGGATATGACCGTTATTCGGCACAGTATCTTGTGGATGATATGAAGAAATACGGATACAAGATGGATGATGTCATTCAGGGTACTAACCTTACACCGGTTATTAATGAATTTACAGGATATGTAAGAGACGGATTTGTTCATACAGGAACAAATGGACTTTTACAAGCACATATGTCTAGCGTGGCATTAAAGAAAGTTGCTGAGGACAATCGTGTCCGCATGATTAAAACTGATCCAAGAAAACATATTGATGGATATGCATCTGTTATTGATGCATATACAGTTAGACAAAAATGGTGGGATACATTTAAATACCGCCTTGAAAACAAGAAAAGGAAGGTGAATTAGTGGCTAAAAGCAGAAGAAAAAGATTTGGTTTGCTAGGAAGTCTATTAGGACTAAATAAGCCAGCACCTAAACAAAATCAATTACATTCAATGTTTGCAAGCTTAGGTGGATATTCACCAGTGTATTCATCATATGATGGTGGAATATATGAGATTGGACTATGCAGAGCATGTATCAATCGAATTGCTACATCATGTGGAAAGGCTTCACCTGAACTGACAAACAAAGACTACAAAAGCAAGATATATAACTATTTGGTTAAGAAAAAGCCAAATCCTTATATGACAGCTAGTCAATTTTACAAAAGGCTGGCAACAATATATTTTGCAGAAAACAATGCTTTCATTATTCCAATTGAAGATGAATATGGAATGATAAAAGGATTATGGCCTGCTGTTCCAAGTCAGTGTCAGTTAAAAGAAATCAATGGTGTAGTTTATATTTATTTTAATTTCATCTATGGCGAAACAAAATTGATTGAATACAGTAAAGTAGGACATCTAAGACAAATGCAGTATAAAAATGATTACTTTGGTGATACTAATGATGCATTTGATACAACAGCTAAATTGATGCTTGCCCAGGAAGAAGGAGCAATTAATGCGATTAAGTCGAGTTCAATTGTTCGATTCTTAGCTAAAATTTCAACACCGATTGATGATGATGAGGATTACAAAGAACAACAGAACCAAATCTTGAGAAATAACCTGAACAAGAATGAAACAGGTGTATTTCTTATTGATAATCGTTTTGATGAAGTAAAACCGATTGAAAGTAAACCACTATTAGTGGATGCCAAGCAGAAGCAAGCCATTGAAAATAGTGTATACAGCTATTTTGGAATTAGTGAAGCTATTTTACAAAATAAATATAAACCTGATGAATGGAATGCATTTTATGAATCAATTATCGAACCATTTTTTATTGAAGTTGGTGAAGTGTTGAGTGGAATGTTATATTCCGTAAATCAGATTATGAATGGTAGTGAAATCATTCTTACAAGCGATCGTTTACAGTATGATTCAACACAGACAAAGCTGAATGTTGCGACTCAAATGTTCGATAGAGGAATGATTGATACAAACGGGGCATTAAATATTATGAACAAAGCACCTTTACCAGATGATGAAGGTAAGAAACGTTTTATTCGAGGTGAATACATCCAGGTAACTAAATCAAATCAAGGAGGTATTAGTTACAATGGCGAAACCGAACCACAGCAAAATCCAAATGCGCTCAATTCCGTTTCAGATGAATCCGGTGACGGAGAATAAACGGATTGATACTCAATACTATGTTGAGGGATATGCTACTACATTCAAGCCTTATGTGCTTTATCGAGATTATGAAGGCAATGATGTATATGAGTTGATTGAGCGTTCAAGTCTTGACAATGCTGATATGAATGACATCATATTCCAATTTGATCATGGAGGAATGGTATATGCACGTACAAGCAATGGTTCACTTATTGTTGAAGTAGATGAACATGGATTGTTTGTTGCAGCAGATTTAGGAAGAACAGAAGCTGCAAAACGTTTGTACGACAGTATTCAGGCAGGAATGGTTACTCAGATGTCATGGAGATACATGGTGGATGAGGAATCATATGATAGAGATACAAAAACGTGGACAACACGTAAAGTATCAAAAATTTATGATGTTTCAGCAGTGTCGATTCCTGCAAATGATCAAACTTCCATTGAAGCAAGGGAAAAGTCTTTAATGGATGAAGAACGGGCTAAAAAAGAAAATGAAAAGAAACGAGAAAGACTGAGTTTGTTGTTGCAGATTAAGGAGGCTATTAATTAATGTTTACAGAGCAACAACTAGCAGCATTCAATGCAATGAATCACGAACAGATTCAAAAAAGATTTAAAGAAATTCAAGATGAGGTCAACAAAAACGATCCTAATACAGACTTGGAAATGTTACAGGCGGAATTTGATATCTTGCAAAAACGTGACAAAGAGTTACAAGGCAAGGTAGCACAACGTCAAGCGTTCTTAGATACTATGGCAAAATCTATTGTAGATGAAGAAGAAACTTTTGTTACACAACAGGAACAAGCTCGTAGCAAAGCACATCCATCAATGCCTACAAAATTGTCAGAACGTAAAAAAGGAATGGAAGACGATATGGAGTATCGTAGTGCATTCATGGAATTTGTTCAAAAAGGAAAGCAGTCAGAAATCTTAAGACAACGTAGTGCAGAAGCAGGTGTGGCAGCTGATCTAGGTATTTTAATTCCTGAAACAATTGTTCAGAAAGTAATGACTGAATTAAGTAAATCACGTGGTTACTTATACAATGCAGTATTACATACAAATTTCCGTGGTGGTGTTAAATATCCTATCGGTTCATTCAAGGCTACATTTAAACGTATTACTGAAACGTCAGTGTCTGATCGTCAAAAGGCCGGTTCTGTTACAGAATTTGTACAATTTGGATATTTGATTGGTGAAATTCGTTTAGCACGTACATTACTACAAACTGTATTGACTGTAAATGCATTTGAAACTGAATTAGCAAAAGTTATTGTAGAAGCTTATTTGGAAGCTATGGATCGTGAAATTTTAACAGGTAACTCTACAAATAACGAATGTGAAGGTATCTTGACAGAAGCTAACAAATCAGGTGGACGTATTAAAGCGGACCATATCATTGAATTTACGGAAGCAGAAATGAAAGATTGGAAATCATGGCAAACAAAATTCTTTGCGAAGATTCCATTGTCAATGCGTAAATTAAAACCAGAGTTCGTCATGACGCCTGCAACATATGAAGCAAACATTAAAACATTGGCTGATCAAAATAATCGTCCTGTTTATGCAGAAACATTTAATCCTATTGATGGTGCAGAACGTGCTACATTCGCAGCTAGAACTGTTAATTTCGTTGAAAATGATACGTTTAAAGATTTTAATGAAGCAGAAAACGGTGATTATTTCGGAATGTATTGGGTAGGAAAAGAAGCCTATGCGATCAACTCGAATATGCAGTTTGGTGTGAAGAAATACTGGGATTATGAAAAGAATGAGGAAGTAACTCAGGCATTAGTTATCAATGATGGTAAAGTATTAGATCCTCAATACATCTTCTTGTTAAAAAAAAAAGTAGCTTAAGCAATGGAGATGTTACGAAAGATGAAAGCCAAGCAGGAACACAATCATTAAATGATGAAGAACCTACTGAAACTGATGAAGAACCTATTTTATTAGATGATGAGCCTAAGAAAACCACTCGAAAAAGCAGTGCAAAGAAAGCTTAGGTGATAGATAATGGCGTTCAATATTTCTGAAAGCCTTCTAGAACGTGTTAGAACTGCTGCTACAAGAGCAAAATCACGCGCATATGATGATGAAATCAAAACGTATATCAATGCATGTTTATACGATTTGGATAGATTAAATATCTTATTTGATGAGGATGATTTAGAAGATGAAATTGCAGTAGCGGTAATAACATATGTAAAGTCAAAATTTGGTACAACGGATGCTTCATATAAAGAATCAATGGCTAAAACATATGAGGATTTACGTCAGATTCTTATGACAGATAAATCCCATAAGAAGGTGACATAGTATGGCATATGAATATACTCGTGAGAATAATCTTTATTATGATGTGGCATATCTGATTGAAAAAGAAAGATATGTTGATGCAGATGGTGTGGAACATGTTAATGAAACGGAGAAGGAAGTATTTTGTCGAGTTGGTGGAATTTATTCAAAAGAATTTAATGAAGCCTACCAGGCAGGCATACAGTTAGCGTATAAGCTTGTTATTCCTACTATTGATTACAATGGTGAGACAACAGTGAAATACAACGATAAAAAGTATGCAGTTTATCGTACGTTCCCATCCGGAGATACGATTGAACTCTATGTTCAACAGGATGCTGGAGAATGGAAACAGTAAGACAACAAATCGTTGCTAAATTCACTGAACTTTTAGGTGAAGGACAATTTGTATATGGCAGTTTCAAGTCAAAACCCCATACTCCATACGGAAATTATGCATTGGATTATACAAACAATTACTTTGCAGACAATAGAACGTATTGCAAAATTGGAGTTTACATATACAGATTAGTGACTGATCAAAAAGATTTTGAATTAGAAGCTAAAATAGAAGACATGTTTGATGAATTAGAAATACCATACCAAACTATCACAGATGAAGATATAAAAGCTCAAAAAGTACACTGTACAGAATGGACGGTGACATTAGTTGGCCGTCAATGATGTATATTGCGATATGTCGCAGCTTGGGCCTGAAATCAGAAAGATGATTCAAGAATATAAAGAGCATTCTTTGGCGCAGATTGATAGAGCAGTAGAAGAAACTACAAAAGATTCCAAAGATATTATTAAAGCTAAGGCTAATGTAGATCATAGAAACACGCGCAGAAAGGGCAAATATAAAAGTTCTATCACATATAAGATAGAACGTGAATTAGCTCATACACGCGGTGTTATTTATGCGAGTGGCCATGAATACTCATTAACTCATTTACTCGAAAACGGACATAATTTATGGAATTCTCCTAGACGTACACGTGCATTTAAGCACTGGAAAGATGGAGAAACAAACGCAATCAAAGAACTGCCAAGTTTAATCGAAAAATATTTGAAAGGATAAAAACTATGGCAGATAAAAACAAAGTACGATTCGGTCTAAAAAATGTTCATGTATGTTCCATTACGGAAAACGCAGGATCAATTACATATGGTGCGCCTACAGCATGGAAAGGTGCTAAATCATTAACACTAGACCCGGAAGGTGAAACAAATAAATATTATGCAGATAATATTGCGTATTTCACAACAAACACAAACAATGGATATTCAGGTAGTTTAGAGATGTCTGAAATTCCTGAAGAAATTGAAAAGATGATCTTCAATACAGTGACAACTGAAGAAGGTAACTTAGCAGAAGATGCAAACGTATTACCTAATAACGTTGCGTTAATGTTCCAATTTGAAGGTGATGTAAGTGCTACAAAACATATCTTCTATAAGGTTGTATTTGCTCGACCAAATATAGAAGGTGAAACAAAAGAAGAAAGCACTGATCCAAAAACAACATCAATGGATATTACAGCTATTCCTGTTGAGAAAGATGATCATCAATGGGTAAAGTCAAAATGTCGTAAAGGTGATACAAATTATGAGAGTTTCTTTTCAACTGCTCCAAAATTACCAACTCCAAAAGTTGGTGAAATGAGCCAGAAAGAGGGTACACCAGTAGTTGTACAAAGTGATGATGGCAAGAAAGTGAGCACATTATAAGAGGGGTATCCCCCTCTTTGTGAGGTTATATGGAACAGACATTAAGTATTGATGGTAAAAAATATAATTTATTGTATAAAGGCAAAACAGCTAGCATTTATAGAGATTGTTTCAACAGAGATTTGTTAGTTGATATTCAGGAAGTGCAAATTAAATTTGGTGAAGCTATCGAAAAAAATGTTCGTGAAGGAAATCCTGATCGAGATCCTTATTTCGTTTTATTGCAGGCAAACGGATCTTTATTTTTTGAAAGATTAGTTTGGGCATGTATCAAGACGTATGACACATATCATGGAAAAGAAACAAAAACATTCCAAGATTTTGTGGATGAAATCGAAAATTATGAAACCTATGTAATGAGCGGAGTTGTCATTTTAGAACAGATTATCAATGCGAATAAAGCAACTGTACAAAATGAATCCGATGAAGTGACTTCAGATGATAAAAAAAAAGAAGCGTAAGCTACACTGATTTAGTATTAGATGGATTAAACTTAGGATTGAAAATAGATGAAATAGAAGATATGGGCATAGGACGACTATTTGATTTGATTATTGCACGTGGAAATATGCAGTCCAAAGCAAATAATTCAAAAAACAAAATTCGTATTCGTAAAGCAGTCCAAAGCGACTTTGACAGATTTTAGGAGGTACTAAAATTGTCAGGTTACAGTCAAGTAAGAGGTATCTCCGTAAAAATTGATGGAGATACTACAGGCTTTCAAAAAGCAATTAATAAAATAAAATCCGAAACAGCAGGATTAGATAAAACAATGTCGAAACTGAAATCTTCTATGAAATTCAACGAAGGAGATTTTCAGTCATTTGCGACATATCAAAATCTATTAAAAGATAAGATACAAAACACAACTAAGCAATTAGAAGTCTATAACAAGAAACTGATGAATTATCCAAAGACACAGAAGCAGTGGGCAAGCGCTGTTGATGCTGCTTCAAAGTCTATTGATAATTACAATCATACATTTAGTTCTTTGAATAAAGAATATGCAGACAACAACAAACAAATAAGTGCATGGAAAGAAGCAATATCAAATGGTACACGTTCGGCAGAACAAGGCGAAGATGCTATTCGAAGATTAGCTTCACGAAATGTCACTTTAAAAGAAGCAATGGATGATTGCACTGCTGGTATTGCTGAGCAGAAAAAATCATTGGTTGATTTAGGAAGCACGTATGAAGATTCTCAACGTACATATCTAGGTTTAAAAGCAGGTGCTTTAGGGCTTAAGAATGAATTGGCAGGTATGTCAAATGAATTCATTTCAACGAATGAAAACTTGTTAAGGTTATATGACACGTTGGGAAAAGTAAGTTCAAAAGCTGAACAGTTTGCGAACACTGTAAAACCATTGTCTATGTTATCTTTTGCAGGCATTGCAGCTGCTACTAAGACGGCTATCGAGTTTGAAGATGCGTGGACAGGTGTTACAAAAACAGTGGATGGAACACCACAACAATTGTCTAAAATCGACGATGGATTAAAGAATTTAGCACAGACAACATCTAGTACTTATCAAGATATTGCTCATTATGCTGAACTAGCAGGACAAATGGGTATCCCTACAGATTCTATTGTTGGATTTACTAAAACTATTACAGAATTGGGTGATACTACAAATCTTGTTGGTGAAGAAGCAGCACAAAGTATTGCCCAATTCTCAAACGTAATGGTTTCGCAGTCTAAAAAGACAAATACATATTATTCTCGATTAGGCTCTACAATCGTAGATTTGGGAAATAAATTCTCTACTACTGAAGCGGATATTATGGATATGGCTACTAGATTAGGCGTTGCAGGTAAGATGGTAGGCTTTAACTCTAACCAAGTATTAGGATTATCAACTGCATTATCTTCATTAGGTATTGAAGCCGCTGCTGGTGGTGGTTCTGTTTCTAAAATGTTAAAGACGATTGATATAGCTGTTTCAACGGGGAATGATTCGTTATCTGATTTTGCGGAAGTGTCTGGTATGACTTCTCAACAATTCCAAAAGGCTTGGGGAGAAGATGCAGCGGGAACATTCTTAAAGTTTGTAGAAGGTATTGGTAAATCAAGTGATGTTACAAAAACTCTTAATGATTTAGGCATTACAGAAATTAGACAATCACAGGCAATGGGTGCTTTGGCACAAAGTTCGGATGTATTGGCTAATGCATTAAATGTTTCTAAAAATGCATGGAATGACAATTCAGCAATGGCAAACGAAGCAGAAAAGCGTTATGCGACATTGAAATCTCAATTATCTCAAACAGGGGAAGCTGTTAAACAAGCTGGTAATGAATTAGGCCAGGCATTTACACCTACCTTAACAGATCTATTAAAGATAGTTAAAAAGGCAGCTAACACATTCTCTAATTTAGATGAAGGAACGCAACAGACAATCGCAAAGATGTTATTGTTGACGGCAGCCGCTTATCCAACCGCAAAAGGTGTAAGTAAAGTAGCTGGTGCAGCGCAAAGTACTGTTAAATTCTTTACTAAAGCACATCCAGGTTTACAAAAGGTAGCTGATGGATTTGGGGATGCTGCAAAAGCGGGAGATTTAGCAAGTACTTCTATCGTTTCTTTAGGAAAAGGTTTTGTGTTAACACATCCAGCAATCACGGCTGTTACAGTTGCACTTGGTGCTTTCGCAGGTGCTGTTGTTTGGGCCGATAAAAAACGCAAGGAAACAATGGAAACTGCGAATAAGGAACTTGCATATAAAGATACAGATTATGCAGTTACATTAAAGGTTATTGATGGTTATGAAAAGTATGCAAAGTCAATGTCTAAAACTAAGGCAAGCATGGGTGAAATTGCAACTCAGTATACGCAAAATAACAAAACTGCAAGTCATTTGATGAAAACAATTGAAGATCTTAACTCAAAAGAATCTTTAAATGCTACACAAAAGACTATGCTAGCAGAAGCAGTTAGAGAGTTAAATCAACTTTATCCTGATTTGGGAGTAGAGATTGATGAAAATACTGGCAAGCTAAATCTTAATGAGGATGCGAACTATAAAAGTATTGATGCAATCAAAGAAAGAATCACTCAGCTTCAAGAAGAAGCAAAACAAGAAGCACTTGCTAGTATCGCAAAGAAAAATGCCGCTGCTCAATTGAAAGCGGAATTAAAAAATGCAGAGCTTACGGAAAGTATAAATACTACAACGGATTCATTAAGAAAATTAAGTGCAGAATATGCTAACGGTAAGATGTCAATGCAAGATTATATGAATCAATCAAGTGCATTGAAGGAATCAATTAATACATTATGTACGGATTTAGCGGATTCTTATACGAAATTGCACGAAACGCAGACACAATCCATTCTTCAATCTAACTACTTAGAAACACAGTCGTTTGAACAGATGGGAACGACTATGAAGGCACAGTTGACTGATATTGCAGCACAGGCAGCGCAATCAGGTATTCAAATTCCACTTGGTATTCAAGAAGGAATAACTAATGGAACTGCAAATGCGGTAGAAGCAGCTAACTATATGGCTACTTTAATGAATATGAATCAACTTGTTGACGAAGCTGGTATGATTGGTGGATCTATTCCTTTGAATGTAGCAAATGGAATCCTGGCAAATTGTGGAAGTATTTCAGAAGCTACTAACGCAATGAATAGTTTGATTACATTGGCACAGGCGGTTCAAGCTGCCGGAATGGAAGGACAAGAGATTCCACCAACAATCGCCGAAAAAGTTGCAAGTGGTCAAGAAACAGTGGGTGAAGGGGTAGCAGAAATGATGTCGTTGACTGACCAAAATATGAAAGATGCCGGTGATAAGATGTTGAAAGATTCCCAAGACAGCATTAAAGGAATTGCTGATGCATTTGCGAATGACGGAACTACATCGGCCGCTGTTGGAAAAATGAGTGGAAAGATGGAAAAAACAATGCAATCGTCTTTAGATAACATGGTTACAAGCTCTGCTAAAGCTTATGCAGATATTAAGTCTAATATCGACAAAGCACAAAACTATGCTGATAGTCATCCTATCACGTATACAGAAAAAACAAAAAAGAAGACAGTTGTTGAAGGTGATAACAATAAAAAATATTCCCCACAATCTTTGTTTAATGCGGATAAACCTGTTGTTGACACAGATATTATGCCAATGGATGCAGATAAGATTGCTACTTATTCTGATATCAGTCCGTATGCATCTGTGGCGAATGCTACAACAGCTATTATGAGTGGAACTACATCACGTAGTGTTGGAAGTGTAGGCAATATAAACTTGAGTGCAATCACAAACAGATTGGATCGAATGATTAATGCGATTGGAAATTGTGATTTAACAATTAATCTACAACCTATGCAATTGGATGGAAATGTTGTTACAGATACTGTACAAGAAATTGTGTCAATTCGAGATATGCTAAAAAATATAGGGAAAGGAGTAGCTTAGAATATGTATACATTACAATTCACACCTGAAAATCAACCATATACAATTTACAAAAATATTAGTAATTTGTTGAAGATAACTAGTGCTCCAATTATCCCTTTTTCGGAAGAAATTGTAGAAACATCAGAAATGGGAGACGGTACAACATCGTACCGTCACACTGGTGTTCTTAAAGATAAAACGATTGAGGTTTCTTGTAATTTTGTAGTTCAAAGCAAAAAAGAAGCTAATGAAAGATTGTATGATATTAAAAAATATTTTGCAGGTGGAAAAGGATTGTTAAAATTCCCAGATGAAGATTCAGATCATTTTTGGAAAGTGAAGAACATAGAATATAACATTTCGGAAAGATGGCATGGTTTCGCATTTTCATTGACTATCAAATTCACTGTTGATGGATATAGATATATTGATAAATACGCTAGGCCTATGCAGATTTCGGTATTTGACATTACATCAATTGTAAATCTTTACGAACCGTCATATCCTACGTATAAATTCTATAACACATCAGAAAAGACTGGCTGGATTTCTATTACTTCACTTACTCATAACCGCAGTTTTAAAATATATCAACCGTTTGCTAAAAAATATAATTATTATCAACCGGGTAGCATTGATAATGCACTGGCTGTTAAATACATAGAAATAAATTCTGAAAATGCATATATGAAAACTGTTTATGAAAATGGATATTTCGAATATACGACATTAAAAACAGAAGGATCATTTGAAAATTTAAAAATTGAATATGGGTCAAACGATATAGTTATCAATACAGAAATTGGTTTGATTCGTACTGAAATATTCAGAAACTTTAAGGAGATTTGACAATGATACATTTATTTCTATCTAAAAAGAATACAACATATCAACAAATGATTGAGCGAAATGGAGATATTGTTCTTAAGAACTGTAAAAGCGCAAAAGCAACTTTTGAAAGAAACTCAATCTGGTATGTGGAAATTGAATTTCCGAAGAGTGAATTATTAGGAATGAAAATTTCAGAAGAATCTGTTTTTAAAGTAGATTTAAATTTTGAAAAATCGCAACTATTTAGAATAGTTTATTTTAAAGAAAATAGAATTTCTGATACTTATGTATGTTATGCAACGCATATATTCTTTGACTCTCAAAAAGAAATATTTGTATTTGATGATCGTACAGTGAATTCAACGTGGGATGGAGCTATTAAAACTGCCAATGATATTATCGAAAAATCAAAATCTAAATATCCGTATCATGTTTATGGTGATAGGTGGTACGAAGATTACAAAAATATAAAGCCAGAAGATGGTAGAGAAGTACATATTCACAATGCTTATAAAACTGATTTGTGTGTAGATGTTCCATCAGCAAACGAGGATATAGCTACACAATTGCAAATGTTTAAGGCTAACAATTCACCTGCTCAAACATTTGTTTTAAAAAAATTTTCGGATGAAATTAATGGAATTCATGAAATCTGGTCTTTTATGTCGATATGCTCATGCAGATGGATATGTGCTGAGAATTATGAAGATAAAAATTATTCTAAAATCGAAACATATTGGCTTAGAAATAATCCATCGAATACAAATATGCATTGGGAAGATTATTGGGGACTTATCTATTTGCCAGAAGCTAATGGATATAAAATCGTTAGACCTACCGATAAAAACTACAATTGGTGGCCAGGCGGTGATGGAAGCGGTTTAACGCAAGGAGTTAAAATACAACTATATTCACACGGAATAGGTAACAAATCACAAAGTCTTTGTTGGCAATTTGAGGATAAGGAATCAACACAGACAGCCTATTGGGTTCGTTATAATTTGATTCAATGTCTGTTTGGAAGTGAAGAAAATTCTATGATGAACAGATGGCCTGAATGCGAAGAACGTAGATATGTTGCGATGTTTGATAATTATGATTGTTATTTTGGCAAACATAATGGTTATAAAGCAGAGTTAAAGCCGAAAGAGTTCTATGTTGGTTATAAAGAAATTGTTGACTACACAAAAAAAGTATCTATGGAAAATGTTGTTACTGGAATAATTCCAAAGGCATACAATGGAAGAATTTTGCCAAATAACGAGATAGTTAAATCAAGTAAATGGGATGAGAATGAAATACACCGCATTGAAATGAAAGAGTATTCGGATGTTAAATTAATTGCCGATGATTCATCGGCCACAAAAACTACGTTTGGTGTATTCAAAAACGAATCTAATTTGCAAGCGTATTTAAGATACATTGCTGGCAAAGATTTAAAAAATGAATTGCAAAATTCGGATACGGAAACAACTATAAAATTTGAAAAATTATTTGGATCAAACATTCCTAATGCAAATCAATTAAAATTGAATGATGTTATTTATGTAGATACAAATAATTCTGGTAAAAGAGAAAGATTTTATTTAAATAAAATGACATATGATTTAATCAAAGAAATGCCAGATGAACTTACTCTTATATTGGAAACGGAGGTATAACATGGCAATTGTATATTCAAATGTAACTGTAAGCTTAACTAAGCAAACATCTGTACCTATAGTTGAAATGGTACAAGGTGATACAGGAAGAGGATTGGATGTATTCGTCAGTGACGATATTATCACTGACCAAGTAGCGTATACGGATGATAGCTTAACCGCTACGTTATGGGCTACTAAGCCTAGTGGATTAATGGTTAGTATGGATGCTACATCTGTATCTAGATTTCAAAATTCGAATGCTTACGAAATTAAATTTTCAGATCCAGAAATATTCCAACAGATTATTGCTGAGGTTGGCATAGTAAAATGCCAAATCAATGTTCTGATGAGTGGTGAATTTGTAACGTCTGTTCCTATTAAAATTAATGTAATTGAAAATATGGCAACAGCGTTTGATTTGGAATCTAAAGAAGAATTTAGAAATGCTATTGAATTGATGGCAAAACAAAGAGAATACATCAGAGTTTTAGAAGATTATATTAGTCAATTCCAAGAACAGTTAAAATTGACTGTAAATGTGCGTTATGGAACTAGTGATCCTACTGTTTTATCAACGGACAAGCAAGGTGATATTTATATCAAATACAAGGAGTAGAACATGGGAATTGTAGCAAATTTAGACTATAGCCAATACTTGCGCGTATCATTTGATGTGTACAATGAACGATATGAAGGTGCCTATCCTAACTTAAGATACAAAGCTAATGTTCGCTTTAAGATTACAGGCCAATTCGCTATACAAGCGTATAATACAGTAAAATTTGGTGGATTAACATGGTCAGGATACATGAATTATGGATATTATACACAAGATACAGGGTGGATAAATATTCCTGGTGAAATAAATGAATCTATGGGATGCAATAGGCAACGAAACTTTTCTTTTAACTGTAGCATTAGTGGTTGGCCAAATTTAAGCGGAACGGCCAGTGTAACAACACCTTTGATTTCAGCACCTGAGTTTGATACATCAATATCTGATATAGATGTAGAATCTTTGGTTATCAATGGAAAATTAAAAAGTAATCCATACAATTTGTATTGTCTAAGGGTATGGTCAAAAGATAAAAATGGATTTATTTCAAATAATTTAAATGGATCTTTAACTGTTGATGGATTAACACAAAAAACACAGTATGAATTTCATGTTGAGGTATGGAAAGCTGATTTAAGTGGATCGTATGTTAGCCAAAAAATATTAACTGCAACCACACTAGAGAATTATCCTGAAATAAACATTGAAAGTGTTGATTTTGTAATAACGGAAGTTGATTCAGAGTATGACAACGTAACACTTACTGTGCATACGTCAGATGATACTCATGTAAAATCTTGCACGTGGGGAACGCGTGGAAATTACAAAGTATCTGAAGGAACGAGTACCACATACAATAATCTGCCTAAAAACTTAGAATTTGACTTTGAAGTAACGATAGAAGATACACTTGGACGAACCAGCAAACCGTTTGAATTTAAATTTAACACAACATTCACTTATATGGAAGCGTGGGTATTTGTTGGCGGAGCATGGAAACGGGGGTGTTCCATGGCTCTTGGAAGAATGAATAAACCAAAACTAGATAGTGGAATAAGTGCATATTCTTCTGGCGTAGGAAATAGAGATACTTATAACCTTGTTAGATTAAGTGCATATGATGGTTTGGAATGGCATCAAGCAATACCTTATAAGGAGGAATAAAATGGAAATTAAAAGAGATCATATTTTCATAAATCAAGGAGATACTATTTATACAGATATTTTAATTAAGTATAAGAATGGACAAGTATTTGTTCCTGGTAAGGATGATTCTTTAGAGTTTATTATTTATAAAGCTGGAAAAGAATTTATTAAAGTTTCGGTTGATGAATCTCTAAAGGTGATTTGCCAAACGGATGAACTTTCTGTTGGTGTTTATAATTGGATGGTTCGTATTGATGTGAACGGAATTAAAGAAACACCGTTAAAAGGAATTCTTCAAGTGAAAGGAGACTAGAAATGGATGGATTAAGAGCTACATTAAGTTTCGATATAGATACGCATGATTACGATGATGAGTACATTTATGTTGATTATATAACTAGAGAAATTAAAATCCCAAATCTAAATAAAGTGTTTGGTACTCAATATGATAAAGATTCTATGCTTGTAAAATTTAGGGTTTTAAATGCAGTAAGTGAAGTGTTTAAAATGTCCGATTCTGTAATACGCATAAATTGGAAAGATTCGTCTAACAAAACAGGTACTACACTTGCAGTTAACAATAGAATTGTTGGGGATTCGTATGAATTTGATTGGATTGTTCCTGGAGAAGCTTTGAAAAATAAAGGACAACTGTTTTTTGTAGTAAAAGCTACAAAAACCAAAGAAGGAACAGATGAGATTGAAAAGGTATGGGGTTCAAAACTAGCTCAAACTTTAGTGCCTGAAAGTATATATGTAAAAATTAGTACATTAACTCAATCTGAAAAAGATCAAGTGGCAGAGATGTTAATGCTTGTTGATTCTAAGGTTAAGCAAGCAAATACAACTTTAGAAAATAAAAAAAATGAGTATTTGAACGAACTGGTCGTTGAAGGTGATAAACAAGTTAAACGACTTGCGGATTTAGGTTTATATGTAGATGAAGAAGGATACATTGTGCAGGAGGTAGAAAATGAGTAGAAAAAGAATTTTGACAGACGATACAGGACAAGAAATTGCAAAAGCCTTATCTGTAATTGCTCAAACAAATATCGCACATTCAAATATGGATTGGAATAGCGTTCAAACAATCGTAGCAGATGGAGCTGGAGAAAAAGCATTTGCTATTGGTACGCAATTAATCGAGAAATGGACAGATACCGCAGAATCAAAGGAATATGACATGCCATGGCAAGTAAATCATTTTGAAGATGTAACTTTAGAGGACGGAGAAGTTGTACCTGGAATGTGGCTACAAACACATTATTGTTTACCTTTTGGAATTCAATTTTCGCACCAAAGAGCATTTATCGCATGTCCGGAAGGTTTATCAGCAGGAACATATCATTTTGATTTTGCGAAAGAATGGGGAAGCAATGTTAAACCAGGAATCAATTACCAATTCACATTGACTAAACCAGTAGAAAAAGGTGGTAGGCTAGCTGGATGTTATGGAGCACGAGATACTGCACCTTCAAGTTGGAAAGTATATTCATACGGAAAAGATGGAATCAAACTAAATGAAACAGTAAATGTTACTGTGGGGTCTAGTGGAACAAACATCGGAACAATCCCTTACGAAAAACGAAGCGGAAATATCAATTCAATTCAAGAAATGGCTTATGGGTGGAATCGTTGGAAAACATCAGCATTGCGTCAGTGGTTGAATTCAGCTAAGTCTAAAGGACAGTGGTGGAAACCACAAGATGCATGGGATATTTGTCCTGACCAATTAGCTTCTAAAGATGGATTCTTATGTGGTATGCCCGAAGAAATGCTAAATTGTCTTAAAAAAGTAAAAGTTGTTACTTATGCCAACACTGTAAATGATGAAGGAGTAGAGGATATTACGTATGATTACGTTACATTACCTTCTTTAGGACAAATCTATGTACAAACACAGATTGCAGGAGAAGGAGAACCACATACATATTGGAAGCGAAGAAGCGGACGTACATCACCTTGTGAGTTGTGGAAAAATTATCCAAACATGATTACATATTCCGTAGATAACAAAACGTTGGCTAAGACTGTATGTGAGCGTTCATCCAACCGCGACGTACCGCATTATACGGGGAGTGTCTATTATAACGGTTACATCGGCAACAACGCCGCGAGCTACGCGCTAAATTGCAGCCCGCTTGTTTGCGTTGCATAGAAATGGGGGTTTTTAAATGAAAATCAAACAACTAGAGACATCAATCGAAAGACAAGCAGAAGAAGAGTATGAAGCTTATCAAATTCAAAATAATGCAGATGAATTAGAGAATCAGAAATTCATCACCCAGTATGTAGCATGCATGGCAGGTATCGAATTACCTGAGGAAGAAACGGAGGAAATGACTCATGTACAGAATCTTGAGTAATCAAAAGAAAAGAGTAATTGAAGGAAAATATGACAAAGACAGTTTCATTTTCTTAGTTAATCAAGCTTATGAAAAAGGTAAAATAACGGAAGAACAGAAAAATAATCTGATTGAATTTAATGACGAGTGAGGTTAAAAATGAACGGTGAATATCTTAGTGTTATTATTTCTGCATGCATGCTTGTAATTGCATTTATTACGTATAATCGTGGCACACGTAAGATGGATGGAGAGCAAATATCCAATATGGCATTTTTGAAGAATGAATTGGAACATATTAAATCGGATTTAAGTGATATAAAGGATTCAATTTCAGAAATTAAAAAAGGAAGTAATTCAATGGAAGTGGAGCTTTCTCAAATAAAAGAACAAATAACTACTTTGTTTAAACGTGTAGAAGCGTTGGAGGATCGTAATAAAAATGGATATTAAAGATGCAAACAAGAAACTTCAGAATGTAGAAGAAAAAGTAGATAACATTTATGGTTTTTGCTCAAAATTAATTGATAGAAACTATAAAACAAGTAGAACGATTATTACGGTTTTAATCCTAGTAATTATTGTTCTTTATTCTACTATTGTTTGTCGTGGTTATTGGAAAGATGATCATGCGAATAATTGTTCTTGCGAAGTTAAAAACCACGAATTTAATTAAAGAGGTGGTTTATATTAACAAAGCTAACAGATTAAAAGAGATACGTCCTAATGATGCATTAATACTTATCAAATCTGTTGGATTAAGAAAGAAATATGAACAGGTTTTGATTATGAGATACGTGTATGATATGTCATGCACCGAAATTGCAGATGCATTATGTGTGGAAGTACAAACCATAAGGAACAGAGTATGCAAAGCAAGAAAAATGTTCGATAAATATGTGAGCAATCTATAATGGTTGCTCATTTTATTTTGGGTATTTTATGAGTATTATTCGAGTATTAAGTTATTTATTGCATAGCCATATAATTAAAGCGTAAAGAGGTGGTTGAAATGTATAACAATTATAATCCAGCACAAGCACGAATTGACAGCTTGATGCAACAAAGACAAATGATAGATCAACAAATTCAGCAAGTACAACAGTATGCAAATATTCCACCTATCAACATTAATAATCAGATTACACCACAACAACAAGGTAATTTTGATTTTAATGGAAAATGGGTGAATGATGAGAATGAAGCTAGAAACTTTGCGAATGCAAATTTACCAACGATTTTATTTGATAACAATAAATCTATTTTTTATATGAAATCTTTAGATGGAACATTTAAAAAGTTCAAATTTGAAGAAATCACGGAAGATAATTCTAACAGTATTGAAAATCGTGTAAATGGAATCGAAAAGAAATTAGATGATTTGATATGTGCATTAAGCAAACCACCAAAACAAGCTAATGAACAACCAAAGAAAGGAGCACAGACAAAATGAATCCTTTAAAAAGTATTATGGGAAATACGAATCCAATTAACATGATGAATATTGGGAATCCCCAGCAAATGTTAATGAATATGTTGTCACAGAAGAATCCACAAGCATTTCAACAATTTCAAATGCTTATGAACAGTGGTCAAAATCCACAAGCGATTTTAAATCAGATGATGGGTAATTTAAATCCCCAACAAAAACAACAACTTCAACAAATGGCAAAACAATTTGGAATCAGGTAACAACGGGTAAACCGTTATTATAGAAAGAAAGGAGAACATATATGATGGAAAATGGAATGGGAATTCAACCAACTTACAATTTAGCCGAAAGAAATGACGGCTTTGGAGACGGAGGAGGTTGGTGGATTTGGATCTTGCTAATCTTCGTATTATTTGGATATGGAGGATATGGCAACGGAAACCTAACAAATGATTCTTTATTAAGTGAAGAATTCATTAAACGAGATATTTTTAACACAAACACAAATGTATCTCAAACAGGTTGTCAAACTCAACGTGATGTATTAGAAAGTCGCTATACTAATCAGTTAGGACTTCAAAACTTGCAAGCTCAGCAACAAGAATGTTGCTGCAACACTCAACGAGCAATTGACAATGTAAATGCTCAAAGTTTCAAAAATACTTGTGACATTACAACAGCAATTCATTCAGAAGGTGAAGCAACACGTGCGTTGATCAATGCTAACACTATGCAAGAATTACGTGATCGTTTAGCTGATCGTGACCGTGATTTATTGACGGCTAATTTCCAATTAAGTCAACAGGCACAATCTGCAAATATCATTAATACTTTGCAACCAACACCAAAACCAGCTTACATTACATGTTCACCATATTACGCTTATAACAACGGATGTGGATGTAATGGCTACAACAACTTATAATCTAGCACATATGTGATTAGGCAATTGCCTTTGGATTTAATGGGATAGTCAAAAGGCTATCCCTATTTTAATAGGAGGATAAAAAATGATTAATAGTATTGCTACGGCTGTTCAGACAGTCGATAATTCAAGTAATGTATTGTTTCCTACAGACCGTGTAAGAAGTAAATCGTGCCAGTGTCCATGTAAAGGATGGTTGGCACATGATCTAGGAAGTGGATTGTTTACACTAACAAAGCCAGGTATCTATGAAGTAACTTATACTGCGGATATTACGAGTGCAGCGGCAGGACAAGCTTCTCTAGTGCTTGAACTAAACGGAGAAGTAATTGGTGGAACACAATCCATTTATACTGTTGCAACTGCAAGTGCGTATGGAAATGTAAGTGGAGACACTTTGATTCAAGTTCCATGTGGCGCATCTTATACAATTGCATTAGCAAATAACAGTGGTTTAGACTTAACAGTCCAAAATGCAAATATCATCATTAAAAAGATTGCGTAGGTGAAAAATATGCACAAAGCAATGGAAGTTAATGAGAAGATAATGCATGAGTCAGCAAATATGTTAGAGAAACATGGTTATTCAGAATCTTATTTTCATGCATTGTCTCAAGCTTTGGATAATATTAAAGACATTGAAACGATAGAAGCAATGAGAAATAAATATCAAATTGAGATAGGAAAAGATGGAGTTTCAACTGTTGCAAGATTAAAAGAAGATAATGATGGATATAATATTCATGATCCAGAAACAGAAGATATTGTTTATAAGCTTGCAGAACATTTGAAAAAATATAAAGCGTTCAAAGAAGAATATGAGCGTACAAAAGGTGATATGGATTTAGAAAAGTCTCATCGTGAATTAGATAAGACTATGAAATGTATGCAACAAATCGTAACTATGATTCATGGATGCGTTGATTCAGATGAAGAAAAAACAATGATTAAGACACATATACGAGACATGTTTAATATGTATCAATAAGGCCGTTAAATACGGTCTTTTATTTCGTACAGTGTACAAACGATTTAAATGCTATTATTAGGATAGGAGGTATTTGTAAATGAAAAAATATAGTAAAGAATGGTGGATTCAATATGGCTATTATGCAAGTATCAGAGCATTAAAGACGATTGCTCAAACTGCTGTTGGTGTTATTGGAGCATCTGCATTATTGGAATCCGTTGATTGGCGAGTTGTAATTTCGTCAGCTGTTTTATCAGGTGTTGTTTCTTTGTTAACAAGCGTTGGCGGGTTGCCTGAAATTAGTGTACCAGAGGAGGAATAATGATGAATATTGTTAAAAATTTAGTAAGTCCAAGTTTGTATTATTGTAAATGTCCTTATTCGATGAATCCAACTCGAATTGTAGTTCATAACACTGCTAACGATGCATCCGCTCGAAATGAAATTCAGTACATGATCAATAATCGTAATGAGGTTTCATATCATTACGCAGTCGATGATAAAGAAATTGTTCAAGGTATTCCTGAAAATCGTAATGCTTGGCATGCAGGAGACGGTGGAAATGGAGTAGGAAACAGACAAGGTATTGCTATTGAGATTTGTTATTCGAAATCTGGTGGAGCGAGATTTGATGCTGCTGAAGCCTTAGCTGCTAAATTCATTGCATCCAAATTAAAGGAAAAGGGATGGGGAATTGACAAAGTAACTAAACATCAAGACTACTCAAATAAATACTGTCCACATAGAACCTTAGATAAAGGCTGGCAACGATTCCTAAACATGATTCAAGCAGAATTAGGACAAACTACTACAAGTTCACCAAGTGCTCCAAACTCTTCAAGTGGTGAAAAGTATTCTACAGGCACTCCAATTTGTACCAACACATTAAGCGTTAATTGCAATGGAACAGGTAAAGTTTATACAGGAGATTGGAGTGGAACAATTGGTAAAGTGATTAAAGGTGCTAAGTATCCATATCGTGTTGATCGTAATGGAGTAGCGATTGGATGGACAAATGATACAGGTATTGATACAGATCCTCATGTTCCTGGAGGAAGTGCTCAATCAGTTCAAACTGTTTTAAATGGTATTCCGTCAGATTTCAATAGAGAAAGTGCTACATTTTATCCGAACACAACTTTGAAGATTAGAAAAGCACCTACAGAAAAAGGAATTGACACAGGATTGTACTACACAAACGGAATGTCCGTTAGATACGACGGATACGTTAAGCGTGAAGGATTCGTATGGATCAGTTGGATTAGTGCGTCGAGTGGAGAACGTCGTTGGATGAAAGCTGGTGTGTTAAATTCGAAAGGATACAATGCCAATCCATACGGAAGATTTGTTTAAGGATGAAATTTATAAAAAATAAAATTTAAAAAAAGATGTCAACTCAAATTGAAAATGTCTCAAAAAAAGTAAATTATTAGCACCGAATTA